TAAAGGGGGCCGTAATGAAATACGCAGGAGAATAAATTACGTATCCTCGTTTTACATACTTCTCCAAGGTGAGGATAATGTGGTCTACAGGAGTGTCTAATGAAATAGGTCCAATTTCATCTTCTAATGTGGTCCAGGTCCAGGGCAAGTTGAAGTGCTTGTACAAGAACACCCGCCATATCATGTCATGGGTGTCGAGTTTGAATTTATCGTCTGGGTACGTTACGTTGTTCAGCATATACTGAGTACTGCGGTCTAGTATGCGGTATACGTTGGTGAACTTGTATCGACGCATAATTGGATCACGTGTGAACATCATGGCCCCAGGCTTGTGGTATCGCCACCACCATATCTCCATACGCTCGACCATCCAGCGCAACAGTAAATCCATATAACGTTCGTCGTAGGTCATATAAAGAATCCCTTTCGTCTCTTAACAGTGTAGGCCTTTTTCCAATTTATGCGTACGTCCCACACCTTGGTGGGCATGTTGTTCCAGCTTATAGAGCTCTTAATGTAAGGAGTGACTATTCCTGGGAACATATTGCTCAGCTTTTGGGCCTCTTGCTTCATAAGCTCAGGAGTTCTGTACGTCGAACACCCCCCCTTCTGATTAGCACCATAGGGCTTACCAAAGGCATATTCGTATGTCTTGATTGTGGGGATACCAGCGGTCAGGAACCGCAAGGCCATATAGAAATCCTGCTTTAACACCACATCGTCAAAGCGTGGTTTAGGATCCATTAACCACAGCTTACCCAAGTCGATACCCCACACCCCGAACAACCGTGTGTTCTCTTCATGGTGCATATATGACTCCTCAGCAAATCTACGATGATCAGCACGATACGATAGACCAGCCATACCATACTCACCACTAAGTCGTTCTAGCATCCAATCCACAGCTTCTTGTAGGTGTTTGTATCGGGTCTGATCTGTGAAGTTCTTATCTATAAGACCTTTTAGTGGAAACTTGGTTTTGGCTCCTGTGTCCGAGTCGTGCACAGTGTGGAAGTCACAGTTGTCATCCATGAATATGACAAGATTGGTAGGACTATACTCAATACAGCGTTGACGCTTCTGACTTAGATTGTCAACGTTCATAGAGAGTATGTCCTTGACCTGACCTTGCCATCTGTCACAGAGCATTTTCTGGTCACCACCGTCCGCTACTAACACAACTTGCTTGCGTAAATCAGGCGATAGTCCCTCCAGGGTCTTTTGCTTGTCTGCTCTGCCTCGTGTGGGTATATACAGTGTGTAGGACATGGGTTACTTCTTCAGGCTTACCGATTCCGATGTCTTGAAGAATGTCCCGTGGTCATTCTTGATTTTGACGGCTTCCTTACCCATACGGGCACTGAGGTAAACCTTCATCACCTCCCCGACCATCTTTTCGTTGGGGTGTGTCTTGTGATTTCGTGCTGACATAAACTCCACTTTGGATCCTTTGGCCATGCCCTTGACCACGCTGGATTTGTCGATGGTCTGGTCCTTACCTTTGGACTCCTTTTTGTCTTTGGTGGGTTTGGCTGGAGCTGGTTTGTCCGAAGATTTCTTTTTGGGCTTGGGTTCCGGAGTTGTGGGCTCATCCTCTTCCTCATCCTCTTCCTCATCCTCTTCCTCATCCTCTTCCTCTTCTACTACTTCAGCTTCTTCGACCTCTTCCTCCTCCTGGGTGTCCGGTACATCCTCTTCAGGAGCATCCTCGGTATCCATCCAGATCCCCAGCTTGTGTAGATTTCTTTCTATTAAGCCCCGCATGGTGAGGCCTGTGTCATCCACTTTTTCTTTGTCATCGGCTTTGTCGAGGTACTCCTCCCAGTCCATTTCCCTCCACACGTTGGTTACGGCTTCAGGTAGTTTGTCACCATCTTCGTAGAGGGTGATAGCCTCAGCAATCTCAGCCTTGAGTTGGGCTGCTGGAGCTTTGACGTTGATGGGTGGTTCGGGAACGAACAGTTCGTTCAGTCCCTTGGCTGCTTTGGTTAATTCTGCTTTTGTCATGATTACAAAATTTGGTTTGACTTATTATACGGAAAAATTTCCAATTCCTATTTGTAACTCCCAAGAAACGGCTGTCCTGTCTTTAGACTCTGGAGTATAAAGACTCCGCTCTTGCTATCAAATTCGTCCTCTCTGAGTACGAGTTCATTTATATACATAATTCCCAGACGCTTTTCTCGTCCGTGGTGGTCTTGATTCAATCCATAGAATGCTGTCACGTGCCCATATTTGCGTTTATCCTCGCTGAAGTTGCTTAGTGACAGTCGGTTCTTTTCGTAAGAGGCCGCATCGGCTTGGGTCACCGTCACCATCAAGCAATCCAACTCCTGGTTCAGGCCTCTCAGGTCCTTCCATATCTGGTTCTGTTGGTGTCTATATTCGCTGCGATTGCTACAAACCAACAGGTCCGCATAGTCAACAATGACAATATCTGGCACAAAGCCATCCACCTCCCAGTTATTCAACGTGGTGCGTATCTTGTTGACGGTCAACATCCCGTTGGCGTGGGTGGACAGGCGTAGGCGATGCTTGCGGTCGATAAAGAAACTCTGTACTAACGATTCGGCATCCTTGTATGTCAGCGGATTCTTGATTGTGCGGATTTTATACCACGGGGTACCCCATGGATTGCTGGTGTATTCTTTGCAATTGTAACACGGTCGGTAATCGGGGTTGGTCTTAAGGGCTTCTTCCAGTTCCTCTCGGGTGATTTTATAGCGGAAGCTTTTTTCCTCATCCACACGATCGTTGAACGGACCGAAGTCACATTCACGCTCTCGTTTGGTGCAGGTGTCCAATTGGTTGTGGATGCAATCACGCACAGGTATAAGCAAGTCCCCGGTGTACGCTTCACGGTCCGACCGTTGTGCTAAGTACATAGACATACGCCTCATCCACTGGGCTTCGGTCATGTCTCCGGCTTGGAAAAAGGCTACACGACACCCGTGGCGCACACCTCGTAAGGCCATATCCATAAGCCACCAGGTCTTACCACGCTTCTCGGGAGCTAGGAATCCTACGAAGGCTCCACGCACTAACTGTCGGTTCATCATAGCCCCCAGTGCGCCTGGATAACGGATTAAAGGATCGTTTTGGCTTGAAAACGCTACTTTCAGTTTGGATAGTACCAAGGGGTCGGTGAGGTCAAGATCGTTTGTAGATGACGATAAAATCGGTCTGAAATCCGATATTAGGCTTTTGGCTTCTTCCACCTCACCACGGTCCAATAGATTGCGCACCTGTTCGGTGTGTTCTTCAATGTGACGTTCGTTGAAGTATTGCATGGCCGAAAACAGGGCATGCTCCAGGTTGAAGTGCTCTTCTTCGTATTCGTCATTCAGGGAAGGCAATATGTCCTCTTCGATGGTTTCGGCCAGTTCTTGTTTGATTTTCTTTTCCTTTAGCTTACGCCAGTATATGTCTTCCAGCGAGCGCATGGGCGCCTTTCGGTATTGATCAAAATATTCAATACACCACGTGGCCAGTACACGCAACGGTTCACTCTCTAAGAAGGATGGGTTCCATACGGGGCGCACTCTGGTGATGAAGTCATCGCTGGTCACCAACCCAATTACAATTTTGCGTTCAATCATCGCATTCGTTTTCGTTGTGACGGTTGTATAAGTAATCAAACCCAATGTGGCGTATTTGGGGTTTGGAGCTCTCTAGAGCGTGTAGACGCTTCTCTAGTTTCTTGAATTTCTTTTTGAGCTTTTTCTTCTTCATGTCATCGGTGCGTAACTTTACGGGTGATGCGTATTTGTATTCTGTCTTCTTCTTGCCAATCACAGGCCTCCTTTAATCGATCCATGTTGTGGACAACCCACATGCGGGGTAATCCCGTAAAGTGGTCGGTGTAATACATCTCAAGAATTGTCCGGGGATGGACATCGTTCATCTCAACTCCTGCATACTGCCCCTCTTTGTAGGGCATAAGCATACCAATGTAAGGTCCTACTTCTTCCATTTTCCTGTTTTGTGTTTGATTTTATATTCACGTTCAATGCGGGATGTAATGCGGTCGTCTCCCAACCGATCGGCCATAGTGCCCAGGTCAAAGTTTGAGGTGATAACCGTTGGCCGCAAAGCCTCGTATCGTCGGTTAATGATTAAGTACAGCGTGGTCATTACAAACTCAGTGGGCTTCTCTGAACCAAGATCGTCCAGAACAAGAAACAGAGCCTCGCTGTATTTGTTCAGTACATCCAACTGAGTGTATTCTACTCGGTGGAATGTATCCTGTATCTCAAGGATAAGTTCCGGAACCGAAGTGAATAACAATGCCCCTGATGTGGCTTGTAGATATCGGTGTTTGGCTGCTTCCAACAGAATAAATGCAGCCTCTAAGGTCTTACCCGTACCCACATCCCCCCAGATATAGAGGTTCTCCAACTGTATCTCATCTGGTGGATGGACGTTTTCTAAGTCACGCAATATCCGTGGGTGGAATATATTACTGGCAACTCTGTGCTGTGCGTGGCTGTTCCAAGTTACGATGTCTCTCATTAGTCTTCAATATCAGATTTACGGTATTTCTTTATGGGTTTGCTTTGCTTGTAGCGGGACCCAGATGTCTTATTAGTAGTTCGGGACTCCTTTAGCTCAAAGAATCCAGCCCAGTTGTTCTCCATAGCTTGCACAATCATAGCTTGGGCTGTGTCGGGGTCCCCACGGGACAGACGTACTAACTTTTCGTAGGCCAGTTTGAGGGACTTTTCGGTTTTGTATTTTTCTCGTCGGGCGTCTTTGTACTCCAACCACTCTTCAAACACTTCTTTGAACTTGGGGTCTACTTCTACTCCACGAACTCTGGGAGGAGCTCCCTGCGCACGCATGCGCACGCGAGGGCGCACTGGTGCGCCCGTGCGCACATTGCTAGCTTTTTTCTTATTTTCATTTCTATTTCTATTTCTATTTTCCATAAGGAGATCCTTATGGGGATCCTTATGGGGAGAGGTGCCTTTTAGATTATCTAATCTAGATTGGGTGAACTTAGCACGTTTCTCCATTTCAACCATCATACGTGTGTTGTAGTACAACCCATCTTCAGTGGTTTTGAACTTGGACACCACCTTTGGATTCATACCACAAAGTTTATTCATAGTTTCTTGGGTAAGATACCCTCCCTTTTGTTGTTGCAAACACAACAGCCTGATGTATTGCCCCACCTCAACATCTTCCATATCGAAGGTCCCAGCCAAGAAGTCTCCAGTGTAGAACAGTACGGAAGGATCGTTAGCCATGGTAGATAGATTTTACTAGGTGGTCGGCGTCGTCTGGGGAAAGGGCGCCTGGATCGGTTTGGATGTTTTCTATATGGGCTTTGACCCTATATCCTTCCAGGGCTTTTTGCAGCTTACGGGCCTGTATTTGGGCTTGCTCCTCAGGGTCAAACACAATGACTACTTCGTCAAACCGTTTGGCCATGATACGGGCCTGTTGCAGAGTCCAAGATATTCCAAACACAGCGAAAGCACGATATCCAAGACGCCATACGTCGGTTACTCCTTCGACACAAATACCACGGGGTGTCCACTTGCGGGGCATGCCGTATAGTATGTTTTGGTGGTGGATTATTTCCCGATCCTTTGGACATGCTTTATACTTGGGTTGTGTCCCCTCAATAATTGTGCGTGCCTGAAAGGAAACTACTTTCGTATCCCAGTGCACAGGGGCTACTATTCGGTGTGAATAGTTCTTACCATCCAGAAAGCTAGCAGGACCAGTTCCGGCTATGTGCCAAAGTGTGTGTATCTTGTCTGGATCGAAGTTTCTGTTCTCAAGATATGTCCGGTGTGCTTTGGTTAGGCTGACTGTGTTTGATGGGTACTTGAATGTCTTGAGGTTGATAGTGGGTTTGGGTTCTGGAGGGAGGGCACGATCCGCTCCACCGTAGTCTCGGATTACCTGAGTAATCTGGTCACTGGGTATGCGTAACAATTCGACTAAAGTGGAACGGATGCTGTGTCCTCCGCATCGCCAACAATGGAAGTAATTTTCCGACGTGTTGTATCCTAGATGAAAATCACGACTACCTACACAAAATGGGCAGTGAGTGTTGACCCAGCCCTCAGTCGTGTGGCGATTTCCTTCTGTTATGTGCTCGACGGAGTAGTCTTTGTACAAATCTAATATCCGCATACCAATTTATTATACGGAAAAAGTTTGAAACGGGACAGGCATACAACGTGCCCTTTTCGCCAATATCAGTTGCTCAGCCCGTTCGTACGGTATAAACTGTATCTTTACTCCATCGGAGAGGGTACGATTCACTTGCCACGTTTTCCACAAATAGTCCCTGAGGTGATTCTTCAGTGATGTGTGTATGTAAGTAGAGAATTTTCCTCGGGAGGAATCCCAGTTGCCCCGACACAATACGTACTTGAGGCATGCCTCGCTGAATAGATCGTCGATGTCGTGTCCGGTGCACTCGTGCATCTGGTGGACTACACTCCATATATAGAGTATGTGGGAATTGGGCACCCCATCTGGTGCCCAAACCTGGTCTTGTAATAGCATGCGTTTCATCGGTTGTGATAGTTTGCGTTATACACTCGTTTTCTTCTCGCCATTCGGTTCTTCCTACGTTGTTTGCTCTTGCGAAACTTACGAGTGGTGGAAGCACCTCTGCTGCAGGATCGAATTCCTTTGCTAGCGGATTGGGATCTCACGGGAGTTTCGTTCAACTCTTTTAGTGGGATTTGTTGTTTGGTGACAATGGTGTCTGCAGTTTTCTGCTGAGATTTCTCCTGTTTGTGTCGACCTTTGAATAGGTCTATTAATCTGAATTTCATAATTTTGAGATTTGAGATTGGTATCTTTCCATTAATTCACTTAATAACGTATCATCGTCTGTTTGCTTACCATCCAACACACTGTCCAGAACCTGACGCTTCTTGTCCAGCAGTTCGGCAATGTCCTGTTCGATGGTGCCTTCAGCCAATAGATAGTAAATGTTCACAGGATAGTGTTGACTGATGCGGTGGCAGCGGTCTTCGGCTTGTGTGAGCTCTCCTGGAGTCCAGGGTAACTCTAAAAAAGCAACATTAGAGGCTGCGGTTAATGTCAAACCTACTCCCGCAGCCTTAATGTTGCCTACAAACAAACGGACGTTTTCATCCGTTTGGAAACGCTCCACTACATCTTGTCTCTTGTCAGGATTGACCGAGCCATCGATTTTGACAGCACCTTCAAATTCCTGCATTAGTCTATCAATAACAAAACGATGCACGGCGAAGACTACCAGCTTCTGTCCGCTGTCCAGGAAGTTGCGGATCCAATCCACAGCTTCGTCCAATTTGCCTTGGACGCTGAGTTGCGTAAGAGCCTCAATTTGGCTTAACACCTCGGCTCCCATAGCTTTGTAAGCAGCATCGTCTCCTTTGGTGCCTCTTACATAGCTGATAAAGTAATCACGTGCTTTTAGATACTCGTCGTAGTTGCCAATGCTACATGGCACAAAACTGCGGATTTTAGGAGGAAGGTCTTTGAGCACGTCTTCCTTGCGACGACGTATCATGATTGTTTTGGTCAGGCGCTCGTGTAGCTCCTGGGTATTGGTGGCACCACTGAAGTCCCACCCATATCCGTTGTGTCGTGCTCCACAATACTTATGGACATAGTCCCAGTAGTTGGGGAACATGGTTCCGTCGACCATTTTAATAGCATTAAAGAATTCGACTGGACGGTTAACGATAGGAGTACCACTGAGGGCAATGAACTGATTCGCCGTTTTAGACAGAATCTTCAATGCCTTGGTGCGCTTGGCTTTATTGTTTTTAGCGTAGTGGCACTCGTCTGCCACAATGGTAGAGGGTTTCCATTCACGGAGAGCCCCCACCCAATGAGTAAGTATGTCGTAGTTGATGATGACTACGTCTCCTTTGATTTGGTATGGGGATTGTCCACGTAGTATCTCCACACGGTTGCGGGTGGTCCAAGTGGCAATCTCCTTTTTCCAGTTCAGCTTCAGCGAAGCGGGTACTACAATCAAGATACGTTTCAATTCTGGGTGCATCTGTATCCAAGACAGTGCTTGAACAGTCTTGCCCAACCCCATCTCATCTCCAATCAAAGCACGCCCATTGCGCTCCTCAATAAAGGCTACTCCCTGCTTTTGGAATGGGAATAGTTCTTTCTCGATCATGGGGATAACCAGATTTTTGGTATCCAAAGAGTTGATGTCGATAGTTTGTTGATTGAAGAATTCGTGCACTTCGTCCCCCATCGGCCACTCGGCTTGTTTGAGCTTCTCGTAATTGTCGATGTTGAGTGGAGCTGTCCAATATTTGTCTGTGCTGTTGAAGCGACGTCCTATTAGACACTTGATAAAAGCCAGGTCCTCTCGGTTGAAGGGGAAGGTGATCTTCAGGGATTGCTCACCACGTGCGTCTTTGAATACTGTGACTCCCTTTTGTACCTTGGGTTTGTTGGCTTGTTTGAGTTTTGGGTGATCGGCAGGAACTATTACCTGTTCAGAGCACGAGTTGATCTCTTGTACTATGCTCTTGGGAATCCATTGGTCTACTCGCATTTGGGCTATCTTTACCACCAGCTCCTTTTTGAGCCTTTCGATATTCTCCATGGTGTAACCACCAATGGCTCGCCAGTCCCAGTAGTGTCCTCCACATTCGGGACCTATCCCCAGGTGTACGGATACGGGATGGGTCAAAGCACGACCACACATACAGCAACGGTTCGTGCGTAGGGCTTCCATTGTGCCGTGTCCGTAGAAATAATAAGCTCTCTCGGTTTCAATCAATTTCACGGCAGCAAAGGCATTAGGTATTCCGCTACGGGATGCGTAGCTTGGCCTAATCGTGATTAGATGTGTCTGCATAATTTTCATTTTTTGGGTTTGGGTTTGGGTTTGTCTTGAATTAACCAATAACGATTGGTTTTGCGTTCGTACTTGAATGTCAGCAATAGCACTGCTCCTAGTATAATTATAGGAGGCACCAATAATAGAAGTATCATCTTAGTAAATGTTTGATTAACGGTATCTTAGTGTGAACAACGGATCCATCGTCTGAGGACGAAGGGGTCTCCGTTTCTATGCGTTTGCGTATCCTTCTGCACACTACCTCAGCTTGTGTGGGAAAGTATAAATCCAGTGGGATTTGAGGATCCTTCATCAGTTGAAGTTTACGCTGATTAACATACGGTTTGGGTATCCTTTTTGCTTGACCCAAAAGTAGGTGTCGGCAAAGCCAAAGAAGAAGTATTCTGAGTAGGGACGTCCCTTTAAAGCGAGTGACTTGTTGCGCAATTGATCAATGGTGTCTACTTGACTAATCTTGCGCAAAATGGAAACGAACAGACGAGTAGTCAGTTCCCACTGTTGTTCGTTTTCCAATACGGGAGTTGTGTGGACTGTTGCTGTCATATTAGCTGTTTTTTGGTTTGACATAGACGGGACTAACACATAGCCCCGTTTCGCTGAATAACAGCTCCTCAGTATGCCTAAGAATTTGCCTGAGCCAAGCAGAAATCGTGCAGGGCTTTGTGGGCCTCATTTTTGCGGGCAGCATTGGCCTGACGCAGAGCGTAGGTGCATGCATTATAGAGTGCCCACAGGGTAAGGGCCGAGAAGTCTTCAAAAGTAGGCTTCTTCAGTTCTCGGGCAACAATAGAAGTTTCGGTGTGCCGCAAGATGTGCTGCTCGAAGTACAGCCGACCAGCCGTCTCGGCCATTTGGGTGCGGGTCATTTCCGTTTGCTTCATGCGGTTGACGTCTTCCAGGGTCTTTTTCCAGTTGTTTTCCAGTTGGACAATGGCCTGGTCAGCTTTGACTTCTAACTCATCCCAAATGTTTGTGGTGTGCTTGCGAACCACAGTTGCTTCGGTAACCACCATTCCGTTGCTGCAGACGAACACATGAGCTCCGGAGTAGAAAGATACGGGCTTACTTTTGTTGTACGAATTGACGGTAACGAACTGCTGGCGGAACTCATCATTCTCTTTGTGCTTCAATCCCATGTGGGCAATCATGATTTTGCCGTCCTTGGCATCTTCAACGTTCAGTGACTCTCGTTCGAATCCAGCCAGATCAAGCCGTTCTTCAACAAAGCCAATGAGCTTCTTGTGCTCTACAGGAGTGTAACTTTTGGTTTTCTCCGGTACGGGAGCGGTCATCCATTTTTCAGTTGTTTTCATGGTACATAAATTTTGGTTTGACATTGAAATAATTATTGATGGCGGCTGTGATAGGATTCGAACCTATTCCCTTCCGGGTTCCTGGCCTGTCATCAGGGCTATCATCCTGAGCAGCTCAGCCGTTATGTTTTTGTGATTTTGGGTTTGTGAGTGAGCAGTTCCCCGAGGCTGCTCCTATTTGTCGTTTCCTTCGGGATTTGGTGGTGATCGTGTAGGGCCTTCCCCTTGAGGCCCTCGGTGCTAAGGAAGTTGAGTGAGTAGTCAAGTCACTCGCTTCTCGGCTGGTCGAACCGCTCATCTTACTGAGGATCTGTACCTTATCGCCTTTCTCCAGAAACAGTGGGAGAGGATAACCGCAGTAATCGGGATGACCCTGAGGAGGCTGAAAACCAGAAGGTTGCGTAGGAAGCGGGTTTTCGGAAGGGGCCGTTTTTAGCTGTAGGAAGCTGAGCCTCAGTCGGTTATCAAGAATTTCAAGGAGCGTGTAGTCGTTTTTTCGAGCTTGACTACGTCAAAGTTAAAAAATTATTCCGTAACAGCAAAATTTTTTCGTAAAAAGTTTTGATTTTATCAAAAATAATTCTCGAGTCCTATAAAAACTATTCTAGCAGACATGCGAAAATTTTTTTATTAATTGTGCTATCAAAGCACAACGGCCCACGTGACACGAACTAATTACAGCACCAAGAGTAAGACTCACAGGCGCAAGCGCACGGCTCCGGTTAACGGGACTAACAACCGCAAGCGACCTGGTCCTGTGTGTTTGGCTGATGACCCACACGTAATTCACCAAGCCGAGGAGCTCACCGGGAAGCTAGGAGCACGTAATAAGGACCTGGCTGAATATTTCCAAGTAGACATCACCACCGTTGAAGGATGGATCAAGACTCGTCCGGCGTTTGGTGATGCGGTGCGTCGTGGGCGTACTCACGCATCCCTCAAAGTGGCCCAAAGTCTTTATCAAAAGGCCACGGGATGTGAAATCACCGAACAAGTATTATTTAACAAAACTGTAAAGACCTACCACCCCAACGGCAAACTCGCGTCACAATACACCGAGCCCGTTGTAGTAGAACTAAAAAAGGAACTCCCCCCTGATGCGTATGCTGCTAATAAATTCCTTAGCATCATAATGCGTGAAGTTTGGGCCGACTCATCCAAGGTCGACATCAATCACAAGTACAGTGGCGAAGTCACCACACGTAAGATTGAAGAACTCAGCCTTGACGAACTCAGCGAGCCCATAAAGAATCTGTTGTTCGACCTGAACATGAAACAGCTGAGCGATGGGCAAAACAACTAACACAACCTCCCATAGCGTCAAGCCTACTTGTGCTGAGCAACAAATATTGCGCTCGGCACTTTCCCGCTCCCCTCTTGAAACGCTTCGTTATTTGACCAAGAGTAGTCTATTCAGATTCATACAATATTTTTGGGACACCTACAGTCAAACTCCGTTTGTGGCCAATTGGCACATTGAGTCTATTTGCCACGAGGTGGAAACGGTAATTCATAGAGTAGGGCGACGGGAACAAAAACTCTATGACTTGGTTATAAATGTACCCCCAGGCACCACCAAGACGGCAATGGTTTCAATAATGGCTCCAGTGTGGGGGTGGGTGAACTATCCGTGGATGCGTTATATTACTAGTTCACACAGTCGTGATCTGAGTAATGAGAGTGCAGAGTACTCGAGAGGTGTTATTCGTAGTCCTAAGTTTCAGCAATTGTACCCAGAAATTGGTATTCAAGAGGACAAAGATGTCAAGAGCAATTTCAGGGTAGTTCAAAAACGGTGGGTCAGACCAGGCTATACCCCACAGTTGAGTCCGGGAGGTTCAAGGGTGAGTACTTCGGTGGACGCTCGGATTATGGGATTCCATGGGGACCTCATCATACCCGATGACCTGATTGACCCACGTCGTGCGGTCTCGGAGGTAGGTCTCTCCACAGCCAATGACCACTTGGCTACGTTGTACACCCGTAAGACGGACAAGAGGACTAGTACGGTAATTCTGATAATGCAGCGTCTTCACCGTAACGACCCCACAGGATATTTAATGGATCACCTGAGTACCGGAGTACGTCACATCTGTTTGCCCGGGGAGTTGGTTGATGGATATGATAAATTTGTTCACCCTCCCGAGTGGAAGGAATATTATATTGATGGATTGCTGGATCCAGTGCGTTTGGGCCGTAAGGAACTGGAGGAGCTCAAGTCTATTCTAGGCCAATACGGGTATGCCGGACAGGTAGGACAAAATCCAACTCCCCCGGGAGGTGGTATGTTCAAACCGGAGCGGATGGCCATTGTGGACCGCCTGAGTTCAGAAACCAACATCATGGCCACGGTCCGTTATTGGGACAAGGCCGGGACCCAGGGCGGAGGAAAGCGCACGGCTGGTGTAAAGATGTCTAAGATGACCAACGGCAAGTACATCATCTGGGATGTAACGAAGGGCCAGTGGAGTACAGAAAACAGAGAGGCAACAATAAAAGCCACTGCAGATGCTGACGCATTGGAGCGCCCCACCCGGATCGGAATAGAACAGGAGCCCGGAAGTGGGGGCAAGGAGAGTGCAGAAAGCACCATCACCAATTTAGCCGGACATGCCGTACATGCGGACCGTCCCACAGGTGATAAGGTGTTCCGGGCCGATCCCTTCAGCGTGCAGGTGAATAATGGTAATGTGATTTTGATAAAAGGGGACTGGAACGCAGATTTCAAGGAAGAGATGGGATTGTTCCCCGTGGGAACCTTCTTGGACCAGATTGATGCTGCTAGTGGGGCCTTTAATATGCTGAGAGGAAAACGACAGGCCCGGAGCCTGAGAAAAAGAAAGTCATGAGAGTAATTCGCTAATCATGGGACTAACAAAACCAATAAGGCCTGGACAAGTGTTTTCCGAGAAGGAGCAGCGATGTGATGATCGCTTATTCCTTTTTCAAGTTATTTCCATTCTTACGGTTACAGTGGTAGGAGTGGTATTTATGGTCTTAGCAACTTTTAACGTCATATAATCATGAGCGCAGCAGACATAATTGAATTGGTGTTTCGGATCATTGCAGCCTTAATCGCTGCTGCCGCTGTTGTGGGACTGGTATATTACGCCACTGAGTACTTAGTAACGCAGATGCAAGTGAGAAGGACCAAGAAGAAGAAGAAATGAAAACAGACAAAAATACATCACAAGGCTGTGTGAATTTTCGCATGACTAAAGGGGGAATTTGGGAGCCTTTAGGATCTGAATTCACGTTGGTGCAGGCTCCTGGAATGCCTCCAGCAATGAAGGCGCAATTGGAGGCTATGGAGAAGGTAGTGCAGGAACGAGCCCGACAGATAATAGAGAAAATGGAACACGGAAGTGAAGTCATAGATTTGAATGAAACTGAATACGAAATAATCTAAAAACTGAAACAATGGCAAATCAACAATTAAAAGGTCCCAGGTACAAATATGCCTCTATTGATACGGCTCCCGGGGCTGCAGGTTATTGGAGTGAGCCCG